GTCCACCTTGCTTGCGTTGAGAAGCGATCTGCTTTGCCTCCGTCAGGGTCGACATAGTAATCGTCATGTTTCTTGGATGATTTCCCATCAGGCGGTGGCATGGTAAAGCCCGGAATCTTGAAACATTGAAAATCTTTGCCCTGGTGACCATAAGCAATGTCCTGCTCATTTTGATAGGCCACCTGGGACCATACACTATCCTTCGGATCCAATTCCCAATAAGCGAAAAGACCGCCATTGATGGTGTCGTCACCAAATGATGACACAATGATTTCCGATGACTCGACATAGAATTTTTCGAAAGCACCGGACATAACACGCAATTTGGGTGCCCCCATCATGCGCGGATTCATGACGACATCAGATACAATGTCACCAGCGACATCAGTTGTTGCAATAGCAAAATTTCCAATGTGATCTCGACCTGTCACATACGTGAATTTGCCCTTTGATGAGGTATTGAAAAAACCCTTCACTCGCTTTGGATTTGCCGCAATGCGGAATGGCTTAGTCGGAATAAAGTTGGGGTTGTTTCCTTTTCGCTTGGTGATTGCTTTCTTCTTGTAGGCTCGGTTTGAGTCTCTCTCTTTCGCTTTCTTGAGAGCTTTGAGTCCGGCTGCTTTGGCTTGCCCTTTGGTGAGACCGTCTCGTCTTTTTCGTCCTGACATGTCGTAAAGTTCTTTGGCAGGGATCCGATCGAGATTGATTCGGTGTCTGAGTTCGTCAATGGGCTTGGTAGATCTAGGTCGGTGAGAGCTGGAGGGATCCAGTCTGCTAGACTTGCTTGTGGTGTAAAATCTGTCGAGAAGAGATTCTCCGACAGGTCCTGTTCGCCAATTTGGAGCGACTGATTTTCCTTCCCAAATTGTTGTAATGAGAACTCCGAGTGCGACGGCAAATCGAAGTCCAAAAGTTGGTCGAGAGTAAGTTGTTGATCGAGATTGAATGTTGTGTGTAGCTGATGATCGAGTGGATTCAGCTTTAATAAAGGGTGTTTTGTCTCCTGAGGGAGTCGGAGACCAAGAGCGCATTGCCTCCCAACCAAAGTAAAGCTTCTCTAGCTCATGATCAGTGAAATAGGTTGACTTGGCAATCTCCCAACGCGCTTGACCTTTATACAGGGTATTGAACTCCTGCACATATCGTCGATACAAATCTTCAAAAAATTCCTCCAGTGGTTTTGATGCGCTTGCGACAATGCGCATTCCAGTGATCCGCTGCAACTGTTTGATGGGATCAACGGTTCCATCAGGCCCTGATGAACCTCCTTGAATCAGGCTGGAGAGGAGTTTCTCTCGTCTAAGAACATGAACGAAACGTTTGCGATGTTCGTCGTATTCAAGTGTCATACTCAAAAAATTGAGTTCAGTGTGGTGTCTAGGCTTGAAGTCTGGAGATTCAAGGACTATGTTGAAGTCCTCATATAGCGTCCAGGCAACACGTTCGAGGCTAAATTGCTCCAGGTATTTACCATGGGTGCAGTATTTACCATCGTCACCAAGGATGGCGCTACGAACGTTGTTCCAATACTCAGTGGGGTCTCGGCCAATCAATTTGATCCATGCGTAGGTCAAAAGAAGCCATGTTTCCAAAGAGTTGTCATGTGCCGTGTTGCTCTGTCCTGATACATTGCAACCTTTACCATCTGTGCCTTTCAGGATGACAAGACCATCCGGCATAACTAGCGGCAAATGGAGCATCCTGTAATACAGCATTCTCAAGCGGTGACGATCAATCTGGGACACGGATCTGTCAAGTAATCGTTCCCGTATGCTCAGAATTCGAGCAAAAATCATCTCGCTGATGGTAGAATCTTGGGCTGAGATATCAAATTCAAAGCCCTGCAAAAATTTTCCGCCATTGGTGATGTGATACACCATCTCATCAACACCGCCCCTGAAAGGTGACCAACCTAGGGCGAGGCCATGTTTCAGGCCTGCTTGCTGAATGCGGTAATTCATATCATGGCAAAGACGTTTGAGGCATGCAATATGCATTCCGTCAATAGCCATAATTGTCCGTAATTTGTTTGCGACTATCTTCTCAATTGGTCGCAATTCCCGTTTCACAACGACAGTTGCGAAGGATTTGTAATCACCATTGGGGAGGAGCTCATCCCAAACTGCCTTGAGAAATAACTGCTCTTTCTCGTAGAGTTCCCTTTTGGTGCGATAGGCGTTGCCCCATGGCCAACCTGGTGTTTTGCTCAGGTCCATAGTTGCAAAGACTTCTTCAAACGACAGAACTATTGAGCCGCCACAATCGGCAGCAAGTCTCTGGTGAATCCAGTCAGATGCTAAATCCAAAGCTTCCCAATCCACATCAGTTGGTAAGATGGGTGAGAATCGCTTTGTTGCGGTGTAAGCAGCGTCTACATTCGGTGAACACATTTTGTAATCATGAGAGAGTTGATCCAAGCCTCTTTCTTTCAAAAATTTTGAGATAGTGGGATCGTCTATCTTAGGCTTTGGAGGTTTCCCAGCGGAAATCGCACATGCACCAAGAACTGGGAAAAAGTTTTCCAGTTCTTTTGTCCGCACGGTGCATGGGACACCGTGTTTTAGACGGTGGCTTGCTGAGCCTGTTGGCCCTGCAAACCACCAGTCACCCCGTTTTTTGATTGCGAACAACGGGTGAGCTTTTCACGTTCTTCCTTTGTGAAAGTCGAAAACCAAGCTTTTCCCTCATGACCTCCGCTGCTCCCAGAGTGGGTGCCCACAAGTTTGCCTTGAGCATTAACAACGGCACCACCGGAGTGTCCACTTTTGGATGTGTAATTGGCTGACCACACTTGACACTTGACATCATCAGTGATCTTGCCATCAGGGGTCTTCAGTTCATTCTTCACTGTGTACTCAATGGGTTCCTCAAGAATTCGACCAACAGTGACCACTTTGCCTTTGGGGTCGGATGTGTCCCACGAAGCATGTTGAACTGGATGCCCGAGCACCGGGTCTGCAAGGCTATACGGCTTTGGGAAACCTGCAACCTGTGGTCTCAAGAACATAATATGATCCCCTGATAGTGGATAGCCTCCGTGTTTGTACTTGGAGTCATTGAAAGGTGTGAGAGTGACTTGCTGTTCAAGTTTTGGCCCAAAGAAGATGGTTGGCGGTTTGACTGCAAATTGAGTTGTATGTTTGCAGACAACGACCGCATTGCCAATAGCAACCGCATTGAGAACAAAGGGTGTTCCACCGTCAACCGTCACCTCAGCCCGCATGATGCCCTGATCTTGAATAACTCGCATGCTTGGAGAAGCATTATTGATTGACTCAGTAACCCACTTGGACTCACCGTCGTATTTAAAATCTTGGTCAGCAACACGGTCTGCGAACTCATCTGTGGTCTCATCGTCACCTTCCTGCGGCGCGTGGAGTTCCTGGTCGAACTTGTCATTGAAACGAAGTTCTCCCATCGCATTGTTTTGATTGCGATATTGCACGAGTTGTTTCTTCTGACGAGCTTCGTTCAACAGTTCTTTGAAACGTTGACTCTCACGTGCAACCAAGACTTCCTTCTTCACCCCGGTGCCATCAGATAAAATGAGTGTGACAATGTCCGTCAACTTGCTATCCACATCGTACCAGGCGCCAGCATAGAAGGGTTTGTCATAACCGGCGTACTGATGTCCACCATCTTTCCGACCTGTTGGGTTAAGATGTCTACGACGTTTCGATTTGACAGCGCGAGAAACTTGAGCACGACCCTTGTCTTTGCCTTTGCCAGCAGGTCCACGAACACGGCCTATTGGCAATTGACCAGGCTCCGCTTGAGCATGGGTGAACCAAGCATTGTGTTGTGCACTCCCGGCATCACTCAACCATTTAGGCACCTTACCAGGGTGTTTTTCCTGGTGTTTGGCGATCAGTTTGGTTTTAACGTCCTTGTTGTTGTGGACGCAGTGGACGCCGTAATCACAGGGTTCACCTTTCTGTTTGCCTTTGTTGCGACGAATGTCCTTCGTAACAGGCTGAGCCTCTGGAGTTGTTGGCGGTTGACAAGTGGTCCAATGAACACAATGATGACCACCACAGTTAGTGTTACACACTTGTGATGCACTAGTTTGCTTGTGCATTTTGCAATTAACTGTATGAGCACACTCTGCTTTTCCAACAACTGGTTTTGGGGTGTCTGGGGTTCGAGTCCCTTTGTACGGATCATCTTTACCCTCGGAGATCCTTGTGAACATCCCCTTAACCGCCTTGGTTTCCGCCTTTTTGACTTGACGCTTGCGGAAAACTCGATAAGCAACAAAGGCTGCAGTGGCCATGATAAGAATGCTGGTACCACCCATAACATGACGCTTGGTGATGCCAAAACGATCGGCAATCCGGTTCATTGCAAAAAGGACCTTGTCACGTTTGCCGGCACACCAAACACTGAATCTACTCCACTTGGAAGGAATGTCGTCAGAGCCCATGCCTGCAAAAGCAGCTTGAGTCATGAACCAATACGAAACCCACCGCTGCCAAGCGGTTATGGTATCATGTTGATGATTGTACATGTCTTGGGAATTTTCAACATAGCACTCGCATTTGACACAAACAAACGTGTCATCACAATTAATGCGCGCTATTCTCTCAGCTTGTGAAACACAAGCTTGCGGTCGGTATTTGCCATCACAACCACGCCGCAACGTGACTGGAAGTTCACCTTTTTTGCTGACTTGGTAGGCTATTCCTCGTCGAGTGACAAGTCGCTTAAAAGTGAGTGCAGTGAAAACTGTGCGAAAAACCCACATGATTTGAGCCCTTGCTGAAATCAGGGCTTGAGCATCCCAGAGTTTCTCGACACCCTTTTGTAATGGGGTCGGAGTTTTACTCTTTTCAGAAAGTGCCTTGAATTCAGCACTATCTTTGATATTGCTCATTTTCCGCTCCACAGTGGATCCATCTTTGTGTGTAATGATTGGGTGAGGAGTAAGCAAAGTAATGGTGCAAGACGGACAGGTTGCCGTAATAGCATCATCAAACATCATCTCACATTTTTCGCACTTGCGGGTTGTCTCCAACCGGAATGAATTGGTGGTGACCGTTTCAGTTACAGTTGCTGATTCATCGCGCTTCGTTTCTGCTGTTTTGGCAGGACGAGGTTCTTCAGCCGTTGCAAAAGCTTCATCTGCAGCCTTGTCTAGTGAATCAACCATTTGACGGGCTGCATTAAAGCGATTGATGTATTTGGTGGTGTCATCATCACCAAAGGCAGTTGCTGCTATGGTTAAGCCAACTTTTGAAGCAGCATGAAGACGCTTGTGGTGTCTACGTTGTTTGACATCACCAAGCGTTTCGCCCTCAACTAGGGCCTGGGATTTGTGGTATAACATGTAGCCAAGGAGGCCCGTCATAACGACAGGCCCCGCAGTGGCAATCGCCATTGCTTTGTAAGTTTTCCATTTTTGCCAGGCAAAGAATGCTGACAAGGCCGTAGTCAACATGCTAATCACGAAAATCG